ACCTCAAATTTACATCCATCCGCCTGGTATCCGAACCTTGATTCACTGACCCAAGAAGCCTTATTACGACGATTAACGATAATAAATATGTCTTAAAAACTGAAATTTAACATTAGTAGCAAAACTAGAATAAGAACCTATTCCCCCGTCGGAGCCGGAGGCGGCAGCCGGAGGCGTGAGACCACAGCGAAAATCGAGATATTTAGGGTTAGGGAGCTTAAAAAGTTACCGCAATAAAAGTAAACACATACATATGGTCTATAGTCGTGGAACTCATAGTGGGGGTATTAAGAGTATTGTTAGGAATGGCCGAGTATTTTTCGCGCGGTCGGTAGCTTCTGGATATGCTCAGAGGGTTAAAAGGAATTTGAAGGCTTTGAGTAAGAAGCTGGCGCGACAAAAAACTAAAGGAAGATTTAAGAAGAAAGTTAAGCAAGGATATTCACGTACTATGACGGTTGTAAAGAAAGAGAAGCTTAGTGGTGATGATCTTCATTCAGGAACTGGGCTGTCTCGGTTAACAGTGTGGGTGAAACCGGTTATTAAAGGTGTTGCGAAAAGACAAGCTCATTTGAAATTTACATGGGATGTAAATGGTATTCAGAGTGGAGGTTGTGGTGCCCAGTCGGTTAGTGAGCCGTTGGCTTTGGGAACTGTTAGTCAGTGGCAGACTAATAGTGGAGTTGCATATAATGGTCAGCAGTCGTATAGGAGATGGTCCGATATGAATCCCAATCGGAACATTACTGGTTCAGGAATTATATCATCTGGACAACCACATGTTGATAGACTTGCGTTGAAGTGGGTATTTGTGGATTCGATGTTTACGAACTTGACGGATATTGAACAGGATGTTGTGATTTATTGGATAGTCGCGAAGCAGAATACAGCTGATAATCCATTAACCAGTTGGACTAATTCACTTGGTGCCGAGGGTTTAGGAAACCCTATAATTACGCAGGTAGGACCAGGAGTAGCTGCATCTGGTGCTATTGGTTATTCGAATGCGAATTTTAGTCATAGTCGTCCAAGGGGCAGTATGTTTAGAACGATGTGGAATGTTAAACGTGCTAGAGCGTTTAAGTTGGCAGCAGCTGCAACTTATCAACTTAAGACTATGGTGCATATGAATCAGTTGTATAAGCAAGAGTATTTTGATAGTATTGGAACTGATGGTGTCGTGTATCCTAGAGGTTCTGTAGTGATGTTGATGACTGTTAATGGGCAATTAGTTCACGATAAGACCGATGGTGCTAACATTATGACGTTTGGTGCTACGTGTATTGGCTACTTGCATAAGTGTTATAACCACTTTGGCGTGTACCAGCATAATGCCGAGAGGATTAATTTGGAGTTGGACGTTACAACTGCATCAGTTGGTGCTAGTGCAGCTAATCAATCGTTTATGAACGTAGTTGATAATGTTGATAGCTTTAAGAGTGGTTAATATATTCGTGTCGGAATTGGAGCCCCAAAGCGCCTGTAAGACCAAAGGTCACGAAGTGATCCTTCATTATTACTTACAGGCGCGGGGGCTCATGTCTCACCTTGAGTCCCAATAGGGGTCTTTAGACCCCTCTAGAAAGATCTGAGAAATCACGTGATTTCGATCCACCAATGAAAAAATTTTGCATAGGGTTATATCGACCAATCAGAGATTGGTGATCTAAGCCACAGGCGAAGCCGTAGTATAAAAGGGCAAAATGAGATTTTGATTTTTACAATGCAATGCCCAACGCCGTCTCCAACAGCAACGATGTCGTCTCGCCCGAGCAGTGCCGTTCCGGGGCCTCGCCAATTCGGCAGGCTAAATACTGGCTCCTCACCATCCCCGGTGAGGAGTGGCAGCCTCATCTCCCCGAGTCCTGTGCCTTTATCAAGGGACAGAGGGAGGTCGGGCACGAGACGGCATATGACCACTGGCAGGTTCTCGTCATCTTCAAGTCAAAGATCCGGCTCCGTGGGGTCAAATCCGTTTTTGGCCCCAGAGTCCATTGTGAGCCAACAAGATCCGCTGCAGCCGACGCCTATGTATGGAAGGAGGAGACCCGGGTGGCGGGTTCCCAATTTGAATTGGGAATCCGGCCAACGAGAAGAAACTCCCACTCCGACTGGCAGCAGGTCTGGGACCTGGCAGTCGGAGGACGAATGCTCGATATTGAACCATCAATACGAGTTCAGGTATTTTGTTTTAACATAGCATTATCGCACCTTACGCTCAATTGCTGCCGACTATTGTAGTGCGGTGGCTATCCAGCGGGTATGCGTCGTCTACCACGGTTCAACTGGAACCGGAAAGAGTAGACGAGCATGGACAGAAGCAGGTTGGGATGCTTACCCTAAAGATCCCAGGACAAAGTTCTGGTGCGGGTATCAAGCTCAAAGAAATGGTATATTATTTTAATCTAGTTGTCATCGATGAATTTAGAGGAGATATCGACATCTCCCATCTCCTTCGATGGCTGGATCGTTATCCAGTCGTCGTGGAGATCAAAGGATCCTCAACTCCTTTGGTAGCTGAGAAGATTTGGATTACCTCAAATTTACATCCATCCGCCTGGTATCCGAACCTTGATTCACTGACCCAAGAAGCCTTATTACGACGATTAACGATAATAAATATGTCTTAAAAACTGAAATTTAACATTAGTAGCA